TGGGTTACGAATACAAGGAAAAAAGTTTTGTACTCCCCCATGGGCCACTACAGTGCGTTGTACAACTATACAGTGTTGTCACAACGCCATAGAACAACAGTGGCAAAAATTACCTGTTGACATTGTACCGCAACGGTGGTATAATATAGTCAATGAAAGAGGGAACAACATAGAACCAGATGGAACGACATAGAGAAGTCCAAAACAGAGGTTCAAAGAAAACCCTTGACAAACAACAAGAAATGTGATACAATAAAGGTGGAAAGAAACCATAAATTGAATCACAAGAGAAACATTGAGGAGATGCTATTATGAAAAAGTATAATCAGTCTATCACTGTTACCGTGTTCAACCGAATGGATTTGATTTGCCAGTTGATTGATGTAGCCAGTGTGTCGTTTGATGGTGGCAATATGTATGTTTGGGGTCAAAATGGTTATATCATTGGTTCTTATAACTTGCGCAACGGCCACAAATGGCGCATAGCTAATAAGGGATGGGATACAGAATGCGATTGTTGGAGAGAATCCATCATTGTTGACCTTGTTTGATATCCACAGGCCGGAACTCTCAACCCTGTTGAGGGTTCTAACGTGGGGACATCCACGAACACATTGAACATTGAAGAGGTGTTATTATGAAAATCGATTCTTATCGCTTGAGTTCTATGCCACATGCACAGTGCCACGTTGAGTTTTACACTGATGGTATCTTTATTAAAGAGGTGCGCCTTGTGTCGTATACTACAACCATCTTGTCTGTCAAGTATCAAGGCTCTGATGCCGTTGTTGAAGTGGTGCACCCTGTCGATTGCAGTTGCACAACGGCACGGCACGTTAATAGGTTCACAATGGAGCTTTTTGGCACTAACAAGTATTTTGCTCTGAAGAAGTTGGATGTCGGATGCACTATGCTATTTGAGGGCGGTGCGGCCTGCATTAGAAACTTGCACGCTGGATATTTGTATTATGGCAAACACTTCCACTACTAAGTCGAAACACCGGGTTTACCGGTGTCCGCACAAGATGGCTACTTGTACGCTGATGATGACAAGCCAGAATACATTGAAGAGGTGTACTATATGAGATGGTATAGAATTGAGTTCTTTACTCACGGCACTTTGCCGGAAAATAGAATTAGGGTGGTTGAGCGGCAGTATTCAACATATCGCCGGGCTTTAGCGGCGGCAGATGCAATGCACCGCAACATGGATAAACATGGTATAGAATGCTGGTCATATTCTATTACACCTGTGTAATTATAAGAGGTGTACTATGAAAAATTGGTATCGGATAGAGTTCTTTACAGAAGAATTTATGACTTGTGTACCGTCTGCCGAAAATGATTGCTGTGTGTTCAGTTGTGAGCGTCAGTACACGTCTATCAATCGTGCATGGGCCGCCGCAAACCGTATGGCAAGTACTAGGCCCAATGTGTTCTTTATTAGAGTAAAGCGCCTGTAATTCCTAGGCCGGTATCCTGCACCGCTGTACAGGGTACTAACGTGGGAACTACCACGAGAAAGTGAGGGCATGAAAAATGTCTCTGTATCATTTCCAGTGTATCGCACCTATTTTAGCGGCTGTTGGTGTATGCTTTGGCCTGTACCTGTATGCAACTTTGAAAGGATGGCTGTGATATGATTAGACTGTATCTCAAGAACTACAAACCAGCTGAACTGGTTCAGCTGTACAACGCTCTGTCGCTGGCTCGTACTATGGTCAAGGCTGATGTTTATACAAACACGGCAAAGGACTTGGATGAGGTATTGCAGTACATTTTCGGATACATGGATGCAAAGGGGATTCTGTAAAATGAGTGCACGCCTTAATGGTTCACAACTGGCCCACCGGGCATACAAGTACCTGCTTACCCAGTATTCTGCTGAACAGCTCCAGAACACATATTACACTATGGACACTAGGGTTTTTGATGACCCTGACGTGGCGTTCTATCCGGATATTGAAAACCGGTTCAAATCGCCCACAGACGCTATGAACTACCTTTTGGAAGAGGGTTTGCCTATCTGGTTGGTCAAGTACTGTTCTAATTACCCGTTGGAACACTTTACCTATCGAAAAGCCGAATTACTGTTTGACCTGTAATTTCTAGGTCGGTATCCTGTACTAATGTACAGGGTACTAACGTGGAAATTACCACGAGGAAGGAGTGTTGAAAACTATGTTGAAACTGTTAAAAGTCCCGCCTTAGTTGGGAATACCCGATTGTTAAATTTTTGACAATATTATAGAAAAGTACCATAACTCGGACGTATAAAATCTCTATCCCGAACGCAACAAAAGTCCATGTTAATCTGTACCTAGATATGGTACAATTAAGTGTGGGAGATAACTTCCACCTCCTAATTTAGACGCTTCAACACAACACAAAACAAAGGAGTATTCATCATGCGTAAGTATTCTATCACCCGCCGTTCCATCGTTACCACTGCCGCCGTCAAGGCCGTCAACCTGAGCACTTTTGAAGTGGTCGATATGACTGCCACTCTTGAGGGTGCATTTGCTGACAACTCTGCCGCACTTAAGGCTGTTCAGAAGGTCTGGGAAAATGACGAGTTCAACCCTGTTGCAGTTACCAGTCTGTCTTGCAAGGTCAAGACCTATGGCATGACTGCCGCCCAGTGGTTCGACAACGCCGATGTTATTGAGGAAACCGATATTACCCCTGAGGAAGCGGCCCAGTTCGGCAAGCGTCAGAAGAAGTCTGACGAGAACGCACAGTAAGTTTATCCACCCAACAAACACATAACAAGTAAGGAGTATCACTATGAATATCATCTCCAAGTCCGCTAATGTTGTATCCGCTTTCGACCTGTACAAGCTCGTGCAGTCCCCTGTGCGCAAAAAGCTTACCGATATCAAGGGCCAGACCATTGAGCTGGACAAGTGGGTGCTGTACACTGAGCCTGACAAGGATGGCAAGGAAATGAGCCTGCTGGCCCTGTCTACCGTTGATGGCACTTCCTACTGCACCAACTCTGCAACGTTCTGCCGCTCCTTTGAGAGCGCCGTGGCAACCTTCGGTCAGTTCGGCGAAGAGTTCCACAAGATTCAGGTCACTACCGGCACTTCCAAGAACGGTCGTGACTACATCGACTGTGTGGTTGTTGGTTAATCACACAGGTAAACAACTAATTAAGAAGAAAGGCGAAGTTCTTCTTAAATAAAATCACTTACAGTTCCCGGCTGGTGGGCCAATTCACTGGCCGGGATTCTTTTATAAAGGAGATGAACAAATTATGAATCATCGCCAACAAGTAGCCGCTATGCACGCAAGAGAGTTAGCAAAGGCCAAACAGCAGTTGTTGCTCAAGGTGAATCAGTATATTCAGGAAGTGCGGGCAGAGGGTGGTAACGCTGAGGTTGTCCCTCAATTGCAACGTCTTATTAGCTTAGGTAGTTATCGGTTGCGTGATGTACAAAAAATGCGACAGCTTGCTAGTGACCCTAAAAAATTACAAGATTATGTTTATGCGGTCAACGCTAGTGGTGAGCCTATTTCTGGTGAAAAGGCGGCTGAACGTTATGCGAGATACGCAACAAGCCCTATTTATAGAGAGCCAGCAAAAGAAGTTGATATGATGGTTGACAACGTTGCAACCACAGTTGAACAGACTTTTGTTGATTTGAATGCTTATCAGCAATTCGAGAGTTTCTTACATGATGTGTTATCATCACCAGATAACACTATTGGGGATAGCTGGTGGCATATTGCGCACCCTGACTGGGATTCACCAAGTTATAGAGGTGACAGGAACTATGGCAAGGTTGAAATGGTGAAGCAGAACATGGACAACATTTTGGAAATGCGTTCTGCTCTGAAAAACCTTATAGAAAAAGAGGGTGTGCATGAAGCGGCGAAGAGAATTGCTGATAACTATGCCAAGTTGCAAGAAGCATCTATTATAGCATCTATTGGCTATAAAGAAGCGGCTGGTAGTGCAATTCAAGATGTACTATTGATTTTGTTGCCGTCAGATAGACAGCCCGGAGACATCAGGCACAGAATGAGTGATATGCAGGATGTGTACGAGGGTCAATACGACTATAACGATTATGGAGAATGATATCTAATGTCACGTTCCGAAAAGTGGCGAACTTTCAGTGCTGACTTTGAGACAACAGTTGACGAGAATACGAGACAACAGACAGCCACTGAGGTGTGGAGTGCCGCTAGTGTTGAACTATGGACTGAGGATGTTATGGTTTTTCATTCCATTGGTGAGCTGTATGAGTATTATGTATCACTGGATGATAACATTGTGGTGTACTTCCACAACCTCAAATTTGATGGAAACTTCTGGTTGTCGTATCTACTCTATGACCTCAAATTCAAGCAAGCTTTTGACCCATCACCAGACCAGAAAGGTGGCAAGTTCAAAAAGAACTGGGAAATGCCTGACAGGTCGTTCAAATACGTTATCTCAGATATGGGCCAATGGTACACTATGACTATCAAAGTGAATGGACATTATATTGAGCTTAAAGACAGTCTTAAACTACTACCATTCAGCCTGAAACAAATAGGTATCAGTTTCAAGACCAAACACCAGAAACTAGACATGGAGTATAAAGGGCACAGATACGCTGGTTGCCCTATCTCTCAAGAAGAACTAAAGTACATTGCAAATGACGTTCTAGTTATCAAAGAAGCACTTGAATTTATGTTCTCAGAGGGCCACAAGAAACTTACAATCGGTTCGTGCTGTTTGGACGAGTTCAAGAAGGGACACACAGTCGGAGACGATTACAGCACACTGTTCCCAGACCTATATAAGATACCACTTGACCCAGAAGTATATGGTTCTAGCACAGCTGGTGAATGGATTCATAAGTCGTACAAAGGCGGTTGGTGCTATCTGGTCAAGGGCAAAGAGTGCAAGGAGTACAGAAATGGTGTGACAGCAGATGTGAACAGTCTGTATCCATCTGTAATGCACTCTGAATCTGGCTCAGATTATCCTATTGGCAATCCTAAGTTCATTCATGTTGAAGCAAACGAAGGTGACATCTGGGATGCATACAATTGTCCTATCAAATATGACCCGTTCTGGTTTCAGCCGACAGAAAAGCCTAAAAAGCTTTGGGAATACGGAAAGTTCTATTTCTTCCGCATTAAGACCCGGTTCTATCTGAAACCCGGCAAGTTGCCTTTTGTACAGATTAAAGGTTCTTGGATGTACAAAGGAACAGAAGCACTGGAAAGCTCAGATATTGTTGGCAAAGACGGTATTCCACGTTCCGAATACTATGACATTGACGGTAACTTACACGATACACGAGTTGAGCTTACATTAACACAGACAGATTTCATTCTACTGCGTGAACACTACAATCTAGTTGATTATGAACTACTTGATTACTGTGAGTTTGATTCAACTATTGGCCTGTTTGATGAGTACATTGACAAGTATGCCGCAATCAAAAAAACAAGCAAAGGTGCTATGAGACAACTTGCAAAACTATTTCTAAACAACTTATACGGTAAAATGGCATCTAGCATGAACAGCTCTTTCAAAGTTGCGTTTGAAAAAGATGATGGTTCTGTTGGATTTTACGAGGTGAACGAAAATGACAAAAAACCCGGATACATTCCAGTTGGTTCAGCTATCACTAGTTATGCCCGCAACTTTACCATTCGGGCGGCTCAACAAAATTATTACGGAAAGGACAAGCCCGGATTTATCTACGCCGACACAGACAGTATACACTGTGACCTGCCGCCTGAGCAGTTAAAAGGCATTACAGTGCACCCATCGAATTTCTGCTGTTGGAAGCTAGAATCGAGCTGGGACATCGGCTGGTTTGTGCGCCAAAAGACGTACATTGAGCACGTTGTAGCCGAGGACTTAGAGCCGATAGAGAACCCTTACTACAATATCAAATGCGCAGGAATGCCAAAAAAGTGCAAAGACCTGTTTGCAGAATCCTTTGACAACAAAGTTGCAGAGGACATTGAGAATGGAATAAATCCAAGAAATGAGGAACAAGCACTATCCGATTCTAAACTTACACCAGAAGAGATTGCATTTCTTAGTAAAACAAGAACATTCAAAGATTTTAAGACAGGTTTAACAGTTCCCGGTAAACTACTTCCTAGAAGAATTAAAGGCGGTGTGTTGCTGGTTGATACTGATTTTACAATGAGGTGATATAATGGCAAGAAAATTTTCAAGTCTTAAAGACCTGTATGCAACTTTATTCTTTGCAGGAAATGCACGTTTTGATTTATACAGTAGTTCTGGTTTAATTCGCGCTGGTTGTAGTTGGTCTGATATTTCCAAGTCGTACAAGGGTGCTCAGGTAGCAACCCTTTGGATTAAAGAACTTGATTTCGCTGGTTGCATTATTGATTGTGAGGTGCATTTTAAATGACTATTGAAGAGTTTTATCAGTCATGCCAGAATTGTGGCTGGAAAACCGAGTTTGAGCTGTGGAGTTTCTTCACGCTCCTGTATCGTGGACGGTTTGACCCCATGAAGAACCAGTTCAGAAACCTTCATGTGAGCACGTTTGAGGTTCGTAAAGACAAAGTAAGAATCCAAGTGAGGGAGTGCGTGAGATGATTACATTGGAAGAACTCTGGTATGCGTGGTGCGACATAGACGAGCACACAGAAGTAGAACTCAAGTACGATGGTGATGAAGAGTTTATTGCGTTCAGGTTTGGTGAGCGCGATAAGTGGCGGCGATATGATAAAGCTATTGTCAGTGTGTTTTCGGCTATACAGGCTAATAAGGCTAGGGTTACGCAATACGCATTTGATAAGGTCATTATTATTTTGAAGAGGTGAGTAACATGAAAGACTTGCACAAAATCTGTGACCACTCGTATGACCAGAGAACTGGTGGTTGTGATTATATCGGCTGTAAGTACCACATCAAGCACTATCAGCCTGAACCCAAGGACTGGTTTATCTTTCACAAGGTGACAGCGGTAAACGCTGGTGAGTGCTTACAGCAAGGGGGAACTCAGAATGGGTAATGGGGTTATCCCTTATGCAAAAGGAGCGGCAGAAGAAAAGCTCAAAAAGAATCACCTGTTAATCCGTATCCCCGGTGAGAACTATGACAGAAAATGCCTGTCTAAAAATTCACTCATGTATGTTGCATATTCTCTGAACAGAGAGTATGTACATCTGCCGGGCATCAACGATGGTGCAATCAAAGTTTCATCTCTGTCCAATGATATGCTGAGGTCTAAAGTTTTCATGTACCATATTGACACCAATAAGACGTTCACAGCAATAATTGCTGGCTCTGGGTTTACACTATGGTACACTAAAGAAAAGGAGAATAAAAAGTGAGCGAAGTTATCGTGTTTGCAATTGCGGCATCCTACTCTATTTACATCACGGTGTGCAGATGCAAGTATAAACTTGACAAGTCGGTGTATATTTGTGATGCACTGTTGATTCTTGCGGCTCTGCTGTCATTGAGGTGGTAATATGAAGATTATTCATCAAGAAAAAGAAATACGCTCTGATTTTATAAAAAACTTAAAACCCGGTGATGTTTGTTATATTAACAGTGCATTGTACATGGTGATAATACCAAGTGATAGATACTGGAATAGCATGGTAATTAAACTTGAAACAGGTAAGGTTCAATATTTCAACCATAATATAAGTGTTGAGCCAGTAGACTGCTTTCTGGTTGTAAACGTATAAAACAAACCCCTCAAGTCGAACCTAACGGAACGGCAAGAGGGGTTTTCTATATCCTGTCTCTGAGGTGCACCAAAGCGCATTGCAGATACGAAACTACATAGCGGACGGTTCATCGCCGTTGCAAACCCCGCCTGTATCGGTGGTACTGTCTCAGAGGGATAAGCACTAATAAGACAGCGCTTTCAATATAACTTCTTTGCATTGCAGATTCTTAAACCGGAAAGCGCCACGGTCGAAGAAATAACGCATCTGGTCTGTGAACATCTTGTACGCATTGAGCATAACATAGTTCACTCTATGGTCGTCTGTTGTTACAGCCAGCTTGAACTTGTAAGTCAAGTCTGGTTTATCGTCACAGTAAATAACACCCGTGTCTGGGAACTCTCTCAGCCCGTATTCCTTGTTCATGTATCGGATAGTGCCCAAGTAACGAGAAGCACCAGTAGGACGTTCAATGAATGCAGAGCTGTCGTTCAGGTACACAGCCTGTGTCAAATACACATCGTATGTATCGCCACTGAATGCACTGTTAAAAGCGGATTCAGCCTGAGCCTTAGAAGCGGCATCTACATATCCCTGTTCGAGTACCCAGCCAACGCCACGCAGAAAGTTTACGTTGTCATTCAGCCGTGAGCTGATATTCATTGCAACATAGTAAGGATTCAGCAGGGTAACAGGGTTAGACAGCATATAAACAGGAACATATCGAGATTGAGCGCCCTGACCACGAGCAACAGAAGTGTGGATAGACCGGAACTTCTTTACTTCATCTGCACAGTAATGGTTTGTCTCGCTCTGAAACTCGTCCATTAGCATTCGACTTGTATCTGAGAAAAAATGAGAATACTTCTTAATCTGGTCTGCCGCATTGATACTTACAGCATAGCCACAGGGAACGCCGTCAAGAAACAATTCATGGTAAATGCCAGCGGCCCTGCGCTGAGAGGTCATTGCGTGTCCTTGATAGAACAGAACACCGATATCCTTAAAGAATTTGTCAGCGCACCCATCAAGTTCATAGTTGAACCTATACAGCAACATGAACTTCTCTTTGTAGTTGATAAAACGCTTGACGCAATACCGGTTGAACCAAGTAGTCTTACCGCCAGAACGGTTGGTGGTACACATATAAATCTCTGGCTTGTTGCCGTTCGTGTCCATCAAAGACAGTAACTTTGTGCCGTCATAGAAGTCACCCATTGTCTCAGCTCCTTTTTAGGAATCATTCCTATTTGTTCCACATGGAACATTTTCTCTCTAAAATAATTATATCATACCTACTTCCATTTTTCAACTACCTATGGTATAATAATTATAGAAGCTAGACCGGAAAGGGGGTGAGCTTATGAGTACCGTCTATTCCGTTCCAGTGGAAGTAAAACTCGCTCTGGCCTTTATGGTGATTGACGTTTTCACCGGAGTGCTGAAAGCTGTCAAAAACAAAGAGTTGAACTCCACAAAGGCAAGGGAAGGAATTTACAAGAAAGCCAGTTTTATCTTGTTCATTGCGTTCGGCTATCTCGCTGATTATGCTATGGACTATGTGAACATGGGTTTCAATTTACCTGCCGCCGCAACTATCTGCACTCTGGTCATCGTCACGGAAGCGATTTCTGTGCTTGAGAATCTGGGTCAGATTAACCCCGACTTGGTTAAACTGGTTGCGCCGTTCCTGTCTGTACTGAACAAGAAAGAAGGTGAGAACAATGGTTGACGTTGAACTACTGCTTTCTGACAACGGTGGGGTTAGAATTTATCCCACCGAATGGCACAACACTATCTACTTTGGCTATCAGAAGAACGCTAACATTTATCGTCTGCACATTGTTCGCTCTAAGGTGTGGCAGAACCTCACTGTAAGAGCTTTCTTTCACACAGCAAATAAACAAGACCCGCCAGCACAGCTGTTTGTAGGTGATTACGTCAATGTGCCCGCTTTGATTACCGCTACTACGGTTGGCGGTGTTATCACAATTGAGGGCACTGACGGCATGAAAGCTCTCACCACAGCTGATATCCCTTACGTTGTAAGTGAGAACTCTGGTGTTGAGGACGGCACAACTCCTGAACCGGGGTCTCCTGCTTGGGTTCAGCTAGTAGCAGAAATAAATGCAGAAGCAGAAGCGGCAAAAGCCGCCGCTAAGATTGCTAATGAATCGGCAATTAAAGCGCAATCTGCTCTGAATGATTTGTTACAGGGTATCCGAGATGGCGATTTCATTGGTCTGCCCGGCCCGGCTGGCCCACAAGGCCCTCAAGGTGTACAAGGCCCGGCTCGCCCACGAGGCCCACAAGGTGAAGTTGGCCCGGTCGGCCCACAAGGCCCGAGAGGTGCACAGGGTATAAATGGCCCGCAGGGCATCCAAGGCCCGAAAGGTGACCCCGGCCCTAGAGGTGACGTTGGCCCACAAGGCAAGGCTGGCCCAGTTGGCCCGAGAGGTTTACAGGGTGAGACTGGCCCGGCTGGCCCGCAAGGCCCGAGAGGTTTACAGGGCGAGACTGGCCCAGTTGGCCCTAAAGGAGAACAAGGTGTACAAGGCCCAGTTGGCCCAGAAGGGCCTAGAGGGGTACAGGGTGCACAAGGGCCAGCTGGCCAGCAAGGCCCTAGAGGTGATGTTGGGCCACAAGGAATGCTAGGCTTTTTACAGTCTACATCCGAAACAGACCTTAATAACATCAAGACACCCGGCTTTTATGAGCAGTCATATCCTGGCACTAGCAACACTCCGTTTTCTAGTGATTATCACTACTGGAACATGATGGTGGTTACTGTAACAGGCCATTGGGTGTGGCAGTTGATTTTTCCAACTGAATCCTCTAATGTGATTTATGTGCGTGAGTTCACTAACACCCGCTGGGGTGCTTGGAGGCACATCAATACAAGCGCTTGAGAGGTAATATTGTGAAAGCTAAATCATATTATGTTTTCGACTACACCCTCAACCCTAATGAACAGCTGTCACCTCACTTCAAAGCACACGAGTTTCGCTGTTCTGACTTATCTCGTGTCATTGTGCTAAACAAAGCACTTCTTGAACTTCTTGAAATTATCCGTAACCACTACAACAAACCACTTGTTATCAACTCAGCATATCGCACAGTAGCTTACAACAGTTCACTTAAAAATTCCAGCCCTAAATCACAGCACATTTTTGGTAATGCCGCAGATATTAAAATCTCTGGTGTTTCGCCGCTTAAGCTGTACTCGTGGCTTAATTCTAAATACCCTAATTCGCTTGGACTTGGTTTGTACAACACCTTTGTCCATGTGGATGTAAGAGAGGGAAAGTCACGATGGGACTACCGAACACAAAAATAACGTTGCTGGTTTGCCAGCAGACAGTTCTACTGTCAGCCTCACACTTAAATACTTGAAAGGAGCAAATTATGGAGCTTGCCGATTTCAATGCCAAGACACAGGAGCTTATCAAGCACTTGGGAGATAACGCAGACCAAGGCGAAGTAACAAACATCTTGGCAGAACTGACCACTGGTTTCAGTGAAGAGGTTGCCGCAAAAGCGACCGCTCTGCGCAGTGTGGATGAACTCACTGCTAAAAATGCGAAGCTGAAAGAGGACAACATGAATCTCTTCCTTCGTGTTACTGTTCCCGATGAACAGTTAAAGCAGGGTGTTCGCCCGGAAGAGGACAAAGACCCCATCAATCGCCTGTTTACCAATGGCCGCCTTAACCTCAAGGGTTAAACATTTTAGAAAGGATAGTGATAAACCATGGCAACTGCTATCGACATTGTGAACGCAGTCATTGAGACTAGTTCCACGCTGAAAGATAACATCCCGCTTGCTACCAATGCCACTCTTCAGGCAACTGGTGGCGCTATCATGCAGTACACTCCCTTTATGAATGAGTTCATCAATGGTCTGGTGAACCGCATTCTGTTTCAGGAAGCGCACAACATGACCTATGACAACCCCCTTCGCATTTTCAAGGGCGTTGATATCCCCTATGGCACTGACGTGCAGGACAGCATTGCGAACCCCGCTGTTGCTACTCCCTACGACAGCTCTGCAATGAGTGATGTTCTGTCTCCTGCTTCTCCTGACGTTAAAACCGTATACTACCGCCGCAACCGGCAGGACAAGTACAAGGTTGCTGTCTATGATGCCGTTCTGGCTGGCGCTTTTACCAACGCCGATACCTTCAACAACTTCGTATCGATGATTCTGAACACCCTGACCAGTGGTGACAACATCGACGAGTTTACGCTGATGAAGGGTGTTGTTGGTCAGGCTATCAACGATGGCAACATCAACAAAACCTCTCTGACCGTTGGTGCTGACCACCGGGCCTTTGCTGAAACCCTTGTCACCGACCTGCGTGCCAAGTACCTTCAGTTCCAGTTCCCCTCTACCAAGTACAACTGCTATCAGAAGATGGCTAAAGCTAATGGCATTGAAAACGCAACTCCCCTGACTACTTGGACTTCTCCTGACCGTATCAGCGTTCTGGTTCGTGCTGACGTTGCGGCCTTCACTGACGTTGAAGTTCTGGCTAAGGCATTCAACATGAGCAAGGCTGATTTCCTTGGCCGTCAGGTGATGGTTGACAGTTTTGGTGATACCGGTGATGCCGCTAAGACGCTGGCAATTATCGCAGACAACACCTTCCTGCGCACCCACGACAACCGTTTCCAGATGGCCGAAACCCCGTACAATGCAAGCACTCTGAGCCGCACCTACTTCCTGCATCACTGGGAGACTATGGCTTGCAGTCCGTTTGCTAATGCGTGGGCATTCACCGAAGAGTAATCTTCATAACGTAACTGCTCCATAATTTTCTCTCTTACGGTAGCTGGTTGAGCTTTAGACCAGTGAGGGCGGGACAGGGGCAAGAGAGGTACAAATTATGTTTACACCAACAACCGCTTTAAGGCTACTCGACACTCCACTCGAGAGTGATTACAGAAACACATTGTGGTTTCCTAATCGAGAAGCGCAGACTTCCTACTTCTTAGGAAGAACGATTAAAACCTACGATAACTTTCAGTACATTAAAAAGAATAACACTATTGTTGTGGACGGCGAAGTGGACTTGCTGTATAACTGCAACTACATCATGTACCAGAACAACAACTTCACCAATAAATGGTTCTATGCATTCATTGATAGAATCGAATGGGCAAGCAACAGTTCCGTAAGACTGTACGTAAGCACAGACGTTATCCAGACTTGGTTCTTTGATATCACATACTATGACAGCTATGTTGATAGGTGTCACAGTGATACTGATGTTGCAGGAGATAATATCGTACCTGAGGATTTCAGCGGTACAGGAAACGGTGGGTATTATCAGGTAGGCAGTCAGGATTTGAAACCGGACTGGGTTACTGTATTTGCAACTACCGATTATACCGGAAATCCACTTCCGCCGACTGACTTAAACGGCCTTATTTCCGGTGCTGGAGCTGTCAGAAAAAAGTATGACAATGCTTCTCTTACAAGCTTGCTAAATGGATATGTCAAAAATGGCACAGCAACAGCCGTCACCAAAATCCAGCAATGGCCCGCAAACCATGATGCAACTATCTCTTATGCAAAGCACCCTGCACACATTGATGCTAACGGCGTTAGCTATACTCCTGTAAACAAAAAACTTTTGTCTGGCGCTTTCCTTACCGCTTATGCCCAGATGATGGGGCAGGAGATTGAGTTCAACCCGGAATATATCACCGGCGTTAACATCAATGGTAAAATCGTTGTTGATGACACGTCTGGTTTAGTCGGATTTATTATCACCAATTACAGCAACACCAACATTGCATCAATGTCAATGGCTGTATCAATCCCTGAAAGCCAATGGGGGTATAATCAGTACAAGAATGATTACAACTTGCACAATGCGTCAAATTCAATTATGGTACAGCGCAATAAAGAAAATAGGCGTTACAACCTATATCAAGGAGCGTTAAGTGGTGCTGGTGGTGCTTTACAAGTAATTGGTGCTGGCGTAGATTTAGCAAACCCGCTGACATGGGCAAAGGGAAATGTAGGAAACGCACTTAGCCAAGGAATATCTGGTGCATCCACTGTCCTTAATGCGGCTCGTGAAACAGGACAAATTCAAGCTGGCATTGATGAAATAACTCAAGATTTAACTGCTATTTCTGAAAATTACAATGCTCCTGCAATTGGTGGAGTTGCACAAAGCAACATTTATATAGCTGGCAAAAAGACTGCTTTATCTTATGGATTCAAAACACCACCTCTCGATATCTTGAAACGGATTGACAAATTCCTCACCGTCTATGGCTACAAACAGAGCGAATACAGAGCAATCAACCTTCATGCTAGAGCAAGCTGGACTTACATCAAAACCAACGGTTTAAATGCCAGCGGTAACTTCCCAGACGATGATATGAACATTATCAAGCGTGCATTCAATAACGGCATATTCTTCTGGGTTTACACTGCAACATACGGAAACTTTGGACAAAACAATGCTATTGTGTAAGGTGGTGATTATATGGCAAACTCAGCGGCAGAAACGCTAAAAGAATTTAAGTCTGCGTCAACTGCCAGCAATGCTGTATACGCTACCTTAAAAGTGCAGTATACTGGTTCATGGATGGACGATATTCAGCAGATTTCAACAATGTGCGGCGTACCTGTCCAAACACTATTACAGCTGAACCCTTGGCTGACTTCCAATAACTTTGTTGCCAATAACCACGACTATATAACAATCAAAGTGACTGCTGGTTCGCCCGGAACTGGTGGCAGTAATGCACAAAATAACGTTACTGGTTTTTACAGTACTGATGAATGGTTTCATCCGCTAGGTGTTGGAACTTGGTATTGCACTACTGGTTTCAGTGCTTCTCACCCTGCTATTGACCTTACTACTGGAACACCAGGTCAGATTGCTGGAAAACCTATCTACGCTGTAAAAGCTGGCACAGTTGTACAGAGCTATTCTTCAGATTCATGGGGAAACACCGTTCTAGTTCGTCACGATGATACAACGGACGCTTCCGGCAATTGCTACTATACTCGTTATGCCCATATGGAAAAGATTGGCCCGTCTACCGGAACTAAAGTTTCACAAGGTGACCAACTTGGTACAGTAGGCAACACAGGAAAATCTACCGGATATCACCTTCACTTCCAGATTTACTTTACTTCTGCAACTCGCACAGACTACACTAACTTTGATGGTGGCAAAGTGAGCCACACTTTTAGTATAAATCCTAACGACATCAAAGACTTCCCCGGAACACCTTATACGGAAAATCATTACAGCCAAGTTGAGATGCACAAAAGCCCTTACGTTACTGATGCTGACATTAAAGTAATACAGGGTGCGGCATCTGAGGACGGTACTGTTACCGAATCTCAGTTCAACGAAACAGTAAATGGAATCGCTGACAGAATCATTGCCGCAAAGAACGTTGACCCTTCTAGCGAGTTGGCAAAACTCATTAAAGACTACGTTAAAGCACAGTTAGACGGCATAAAAACAAATGCCGCTGGCTATGCTACTGACATACTCACAACTGGTGATTTCAGTGGAGTTCTTAACAAGTTCTGCTCTGACGTTGTAAACAATTCCATCTGGTTCGTTGAAAACAAGATAAACAACCTTATCCAATATGCTATCTCAGTTGGACAACAGGCCGCACAGAACGAAATTAACCAAGCAAAATCACAGCTTAAAGACTGGATTGTAGACGTTACTAAGATTGACCGCAACTCTGAACTAGGTGTACACACTCTGAATCTCCTTGATTCTTATGTTGACACTATTGTTGCAAACGGTTGGCAAGCCGTTACCACTGCACTAACAACAGGTGATGTAAAACTTGCCGCTGGCCAATTCTTGGAAGTCACCAAAAGGCAATCAATTGACTATGTTTGTGAACTTGGTTCTCATGCGCTAGCAAATGCAATTACTTCCTATATTGGTTCTCATTCACAAAGCACAGAACTTAACCAGATTGCCGCAGACTTAGTGCCCGGTATCATCAACACTATGTGCCAGTCGATTGGCGGTGTTATGAAAGGCGATATCTCTATTGAGCAAGCGGCTAAAAACGTGCTGGTTCAAGTGGTAACTACAGTTGCTAACACAGTAGTTCAAAAATACCTTGTACCAGTTGTCACAAACTGGGTAGTAACTGGTCTAACCAACCTTGCAATCAATATTGCCGGTTCACAAATAGGTGGACAAATAGGTGCGGTTATTGCTGGCCCTGTTGGATACGTTATTGGAGCAGTTGCCACTGCTGGCCTATCTTGGTTAATCAGCTCAATATTCGGTTAAGAGGTGATTCAAATGTACAATTACGATAACGAACTCGCAGACAAACAAGCATCACACGCCGCTTACGCTGACTATTACTTTCGCCTTAAATCACTTGCTTGCACTATGTTTAAGTGGGAAGGACTGCCCAGTAGCGTGAATGAACGATATCTTGAGTATTGCCTGTTCACCTATGGCAAAGCTGTTTTCTTCAACCATGCAACCCGTGGCTATATGTGCCTTAACGGAGCTCTTCGTGGAATTAACTTCTACAATGAACCAATGTATATCAGGCCTATCAGCCCAGTGGAAACGTTCCCCGAGTATGACGTGAAAGACTGTGTGCTTATCAGAAACACTCCTGATATGTATCCAACTTTCCTCACTACTATCCGTTACACACAGGACTTGTACGACATTGACCAGACTATCAAGGTCAACATTAGTGCTCAGAAAACGCCTGTGCTAATTCTGACTGACACCAAGCAGAAACAGACTGCACAGGCCGTTTATCAGAAGTACACTGGTAACACTCCTGTTATCTACGGCATGAAAGGTACGTTTGACCCGAACAGTTTCATGGTTCTCCGTACTGATGCACCGTTTGTCGCCGGTCAGTTGCAGGATATCAAGATTACGAAGTACAATGAGTACCTGTCTTTCCTTGGTATCGGCATGGCAGACTTTAAACGTGAACGAAGAGTAACGGACGAGGTAGAACAGTTTGACCAACAAGCTAACGCCCTTGCTAACATTGGTCTTTCTCAGCGAAAGCACGCTTGCAAACTTATCAATGATATGTTCGGGCTGAACGTGTCTGTACGACTGGCTAATGAACCTTACATCACTGACGGTGAAAAATACAGCAAAAATGCTTCTACTATATCCTATGTACGTGCTCGTGATGGGGATGATAACGGGGGTGAGGTATAATGGCAACGTATACCATTGAACTTGGTAAACTGCTTACTCTCGATGGATTCGACATTGGCATGAAAGATTACCCCCTTCCGTCTTTTCTCCGTTCTGCTGGTGATATGCAGGCGTGGAGAGAAGCACTGAACCAGAAAATCATTAACCACTACTATTTCAACGAGATATGCTGTCTGCCACCTGATAGATTCAAGTTCTTCCTGAACAACACGCTAAACGAGAAAATGCCTTACTTCAATATGCTGTATGATGCTATGGCTGAGAACTGGCAGTTCTACACTGGCGGCACTCTCACTGAGGTTATCAAAGCTGACGGCACTAGTTCGGATAATGGTACGAAAACCGGTACTGATGTGCTCGCTAGGTCTGGTATTGATACCACCAACAATATCAGTACACAAAATAATTCCCATAACGATTACACCCTCAATGTTAATTCTGACACCCCTGCTCAGATGCTCAACATTGAGAGTGATATCGCAAATAACACCTACGCTTCATCTGCTAACAAAAATAAAAATAATGGAACTAACACAGGAAACAGTAACAGCACAGATACAACCACTTATAACAGCAGTGATACAACCACATTCGATGAAAACACCACAGCAAACAGAAAGCACAATGACAACCGGAACAGAACTGTGTCTGGCTTGAACAACAAGTCTTACGCAGAACTGTTCAAAGAATACTCTGAATCAGTACGCAATCTGGATTTAGAGGTTATCGACAGTTTGAAAGATTGCTTCATGGGAATTTTGTAAAGGAGTAAAACTATGGTCAACTTCATTAAGTCTGCTGACAGCAAAATCAAAATCAATGAAGATGTTTCCTACTTGCTGAACGATGCACTGCACGTCAATGCTGTGTTCACTGCTTCCGACATTGTCAAAGCAAACAGTCCTGTCCTGCGTGTGAACCTGCCCAATGTCGGCAAGCACGCTGAACTGAATTGGTACAACACCAGTTCCGACCATGCCGCAACTGCCGCCGCAACGGTGAAGAATACTGTAAGTTCTGTTGACGGAATCCACGATGTCACCATTTCTCTGAGTTCTGATACTGCCGCTTCTAATGAGTACCATGTCGAAGGCTGGATTAAACTGCCCTGAAAGGGGTGATATTTATGGATTTGGTCTCTCTGGCTAAATTCATGAGCGCCCTGCTTCAGTGGGTTCTCAACTACTTCCATCTGTAAAGGGGGTGTCACTATGCCACTTACTACTCTTACTCCGTTGCCCTTACTTCCTATTCCGGGCAAGTTTGACCTGAACACTTTCCTTCCGGGTTCTAGTGACTATGAGATTCTGGCACGAGTTGTGGAAACATACAACAGCGCTGTGAAACAGTTCAATGAAATTATCGAGTTCTACGGTGACTACGATACTAAGATTGAACAGCTGGAAACAAGTTTTCAGAACAAGCTGGATGCTTTTGAAACACAGGTAAACAACGAGAATGAACAGTTTAAATCTGATATCACTACACAGCAGAACAACTATCAGAAAGACATTGATGCCAAAATTGCACAGCTTAACAAAACGGTTCAAGAGTGCTATAATGAGGTTAAGAAACTCATTAACGGTGAGTATATCGAAACTTATGTACAGGCTCTTGCAACGTGGATTGACAACAACTTACAGGTAATGGTTTCCAAGGTTGTGAAATACGTCTGGTTTGAAATCAACGAGGACGGCTATTTCATTGCTTGGATTCCTGACACTTGGGACTTCATTGACTTTGACACAGACATGAACCCTGATTCTGAGGACTATGGCAAACTTGCCTTGCTCTGGCAACCGGAAGTTGTACAGTAACTTTGACGTGTGATAGGCACTCTTCAATCCTATCGGGAGGGTGAACCGGGTGTTCTGGTTCAATGGGTGGACAATTTATTTAATGAAAGGGGTTTCTAATATGGCTATTAAGAAGTATATTGGTGCTCGTTATGCTCCGAAGTTTATGGGCGCTTGGGATAAGGGCAGTGAATACGCCGCTCTGAGCGTGGTGTATGCCAATGAACAGAGCTATGTCAGCCGCAAGACTGTTCCTGCGAACACTGAGATTACCAATACTGAGTTCTGGATTAAGAGCGCAGACTGGAATGCTCAGGTGACGCAGTACAACCAGAACGTTGAGCAGTATAAGGCCAACGTGGAGCAGTACAACCATAACGTGGAGACGTACACTCAGGCTGTTGACCAGTTCTATGCTGATACTCTTCACAGCTATGACACCAAGGCCGATATGGTGGCTGACCGCTCCCTGAAGCTGGGTGACACTCTGCTGACATGCGGCAATGCGGCTATCGGTGACGGTGGTGGCTCGTTCTATCAGGTGGTCAACGAGACTTCTGCTAAGGCTGTTGCGCTGGAAAATGGGCTGTTTGCTCTGCCGTTCGAGTTCCAGCCCTACGATTACAGCGAGTTTCAGGGTGAGGTTGACAGGGTGGTTCAGAGTTTCGGAACGAGTGTTGCTGAAATCAAGGCCGCAAGTCTGGGAACGTATGACAACGTTGCTAGGATGAAGGCTGACACCTCGCTGAAAGCCAACACCACTGTACTGACTACTGGTGAAGCTACTGTTGGTGACAACAAGGGCAGTTTCTACCGGGTGCAGGAAACCAGTGACAGGGATGACGCTGTACCGCTGGACAACGGCAAGAAAGCTGTCCCGTTTGCTCTGAATGTTGGTGCGGTTGCCGGTACTGCACTGACGTTCAATGGCAGAAGCGATGCCGCCGCTGTGTGGAACGTGAAAGCTCCGGGAACGGTTACTATTCCGCTGAGCGTGAGCGCTGGCGGAACTGCTACGGTGTTTCTGGGAGTGCTGTATGGTGCTAATGAGAGCACTGTTACGGCAACCCTGAATATCAATAACGACACTGTAAAGAATATGACGTTCACTGATAAGGGTGACGAAAAGCATGATAAGATTGTTGTGTATGCAATCACAGTGAAGCGCACTGACGGCTACTACTTTGGCAGTAGCACTGTTAGTAGCTGGACTACTGAGTACCAGTATGATACTGTTACTATTACTCAGCAGATTGGTAATAATGCACCTGATGCACCCGATGTATCAAAAAATATGTTTAGTTATGCCTATTGCGTAATAACTCCGAGCAAAGACGTAATCATTAAAAAAATAACCTTTAAGACCAGTGACAAAATAATTAGTGATGACACATATGAATTGTTCTCCATTAAAAAGGTAAATGAAGAAAACCCCATTTTTAAAGCGAAAAACGAAGAAATCCCCGCAAACACTGTAAAAGAAATCGAGATTAACACACCTCTTAGCAAGGGTGTACAGTATGAGTTTAGCTTTTATCTGATTACTACAAAAGAATTGCTTTTTACTTCTTTTTCGAGCTGGAATGCTAATAAAGCAAAGGCAGGAACGTACGGTGAAATCAATCTTTCTTATACAGACGAAGAAGCCGGCGTAAACTTCGTTATGGAGTATGACGTAAAACGTACAAGCTAATGAATTTAAGGGCTACGAAGAGTAGCCCTTTTTATTTGTGCTGTACTGTATTATAACTAGCCGCTCAGTGTACGCACAAGTC